CGTGACTTCATCGTGAAGCAGACGAATGAGCGCTATTCGATAGGTCCCGTTCGCAAGCCGAGCACCCGCGGCAACATCATGCAGCAGCATTTCCAGATCAAGTATCTGGATGAACAGGACATCCGGTACCGGATCCCGTTGTTCGACACCACGGAGCTCTGTTGGCCCGAATGTCGTGGGCGGCCTGCGGTTCAGCAAGGCGGTGCGTGGAATACTGAGTATCCACCGCTCGGTCCCTATCCGGTTGGCGCTGATTACCAGCAGACTCCGATGGAGACCGAGAAGGAGAACATCCCCGACGAGCGCGAACAGAGAGGCCGCACACCGGTGTGGGAGAACTTGACGTACTGATCTATTTGCGCTGTGGAGATCAAGATCAAACGAACGGCCGGGAAAACCTGGGCCACGATGAAGGACGAGGACTTCGTCGATGAAGCATTTCTCAGGAAGATAGGAGATCTCCTGGTCGAGTGCATCGTCTTCGAGGCCGGTAAAGACTTTGCGAAACAGGGGAATCGGCCCACTCGCATAGGAGAACCTGAAGGGATCCCGCGGACCCTCGACTTCTTCGATTCGTTCTCTTATCGAATCAAGGACAACAAGACAGTTGAGGTCTATTCGGACTGGCCTTGGATCAAGCAAATCTCTGAGGGTCGTCCTCCCTATCCTATGACATGGTTGACGCAACAGGAGGGTGTGCGCCGCGTTCCGATGAAACAAGTTGATGGTACAGTGCTGGTCAGGGCTACTCCCTCTAGCCCAGAGCACGCATGGATTCATCCAGGTTTCAAACGGAACACATTCATCCGTCGAGGGTATGATCGAGCTCGTCGTCGGATGGACAAGATCCTCAGGGAACAGGTCACCAAGGTCCTTTCGGGAATGAACGTTGCATGATCGAAGCGCAGATCATCTGTTCGAATCCGTGCGACATCCCGGACCTGGGGATTGTCGGTCTGAAACGTGGTGAGGAGCGTTGGGTCTCTATCATCACGGCTGAGTCTTCAGCTGATCTACGGAAGGAACGGATCAAGGGTAATGTCCGTGTATATCGGAAAGTCCGTCGTATGGAGAAGACTCCTAAACGGCCGCCTCCTCCGTTCGTTCTAAGATCTCGTCCGGCGGTCCCCGAGAAACCCGAGCCGAAATTGGTTGATCGGATCGTTGAGGTTGAACGGATAGAGGTTGTCAGGCAGGAGGTCGATACAGAGGAGCTGGCGCAGCAGGTGAAGGCCAAATTCCTGCAAGATCTCCTCCCCGAATTGCAGGCTGTAATCGCTGAGGAGGTAGGCCGGGGGATAGCCGCTCAGGAGGCGCGTCAAGCCGTCCAGGAGGCCCCAGAAGAACGTCCGGGACTAGATCGTGTCGAACTGGAGAGCGTCCTGGAGAGCGTCCTGCGGCGTGTCCTGCCCGATTCGGAAAGGGCGATTTCGACCCCTGATGGGGCCGAAATCGGGGGAATCGAGGAGCCAATTTTCATCCCGAGAGACGTCGTGAAAAAAGACGTGGAGGCCAAGATCGAGGTGAGATCCAAAGAGGTCGAAGGAGGTGGGGAACTTGACGATGCACAGACTGCACTTCGTGCCTTGAAACGCAAAAAGCGTGACGAGACAAAATGAATTCCGGGCTCGTGGGTATGATGGACGGGGCCAGAGACTCCGGTCCGATATGCGTTTTGGAGACTCACGATGACCGAGGAAAAGACGAAGAAGAGCACCCAAAATACCAGGCCCGGGATCGGGTGCGACTTGGGGACGATGAATATCGTCTCTGCTCGTCGTACTCCTGAAGGGGTTATCACGAACCGTATTCGTGATGCATTTCTCGACTTCCCGGCTGAGCATCGTAAGATGCTCAAGCTCTCGAACGTCAACTATGTCACAACCGACGATGGTCTCATCATCGTAGGCGATGCGGCCTACGACATGGCGAACATGCTCAGCCGTGAGGTTCGGCGTCCTCTCGAGTCAGGTTTGATTGCGCCTGGAGAGCTCTACGCCATCGAGATCCTGGGCATTCTGGTCAAGCACGTTCTGGGAGATCCTCTCGAAAAAGATGAGATCTGCTACTTTTCGTTGCCGGCTGAACCTATTGATGCTCGCGAACGTGATGTCGTCTATCACCGTGGCATCCTTGAGCGGATCGTCACGGAATGTGGTTTCAAAGCGTATGCGGGTAACGAAGCCATGGCGATCATCTATTCCGAGTGTGCTCAGGATGGGTTTTCAGGGATCGCTTTCAGCTTCGGTTCAGGGCTTACGAACGTGGCTTTGGCTATGGGGACCATTGAAGGTTTGAGCTTCTCGATTTCCAAAGGCGGCGACTGGATCGATCGTGGGGCTGCAAAGTCCGTAGGCTCGACTCAGGCACGTATGTGTGCGCTCAAGGAGAAGGGGCTCAACCTCATGCACCCGCAAAGTCGGGATGAAGAAGCTTTGGTTGTCTACTACAAGAGTCTCATTGAATATGCGCTCGACAATGTCGCTGCTGAGTTCGACAAGATCAAGGGCAAGTTCGCACTCCCCAATCCCATCCCCATCGTTGTTTCTGGAGGGACGAGTAAAGCTGGGGGATTCCTCGAGTTCTTCATACAGGTCTTCGAGGAGAAACGTAAAAACTTCCCGATCAAGGTCAGCGAGATTCGGGCAGCGAAAGAGCCCCTGGATGCCGTCGCTCGGGGACTTCTGGTCCAGAGTCTCCAGGAGTACGACGAAGAGTAGTTCTGGCGGTGATCTCCCTATCGCAAAGCCTCTTGTGGACAATTCCACTCCGTAGGAGGCTTTGAGCTGTGACCTTCCAAGAACGTGTTCTTGCCGCGAAGACGAAGACTGACGAAGCGGTCGACGAGCTGCTTGAACTCGTAGCGCAGGGCCCGGGCGCGCGTTTCCGGCAGAGGTTCTAGGATGCCGCCACGCACACAACCTTTGTTGGAACGCGAAGTTTTAGAGGCTTTGTATTTCCAGCGGGGTCTCTCGATCCAAAAGGTCGCAGACTTGACCCGGACGAACGCACGTCTTGTCCGGGATTCCTTCACTGCACATGGAATGCGGTGGCGTTCTCGATCGGAGTCCATGACAGGGTGGGAACGTAGTGAGGAAATGAAAGCTAAGGTCGCCGCTGCACGCCGAGGCAAGAAGGACCGCCCTGAAGTCGCGGCCCGGAAGCGCGAGGTTCTGGACGAGCACAGACGATGGAATGTGGGCC